ATACCCTTGACTGTCTGCTGTGATGATTTGATCGGGACGTTCTCTGTAAGGTTCGTCGGCAGTTAAATCGCTTAAATTTCGACTCCAGATAGAATTACTAGCATCAACTGTTACTGGCTTAGGTTGTTTGCTAAGATTTTCAATTTTATGAGCTAGTTTTTTTCCGTTAGGTTCAAGAGGATCTAACATTTCTAAATATATGACTTCATATATTGCAGTTTTTGTTTCTGGAATAAAAGCTGTTGCTTTTTTAATTTCTCCAAAATGAAATCTTTTTCTCTTGTGATTTAAACCCATAGCACTAACATAAGTTTCTGCTTCTTTAGTTTCTATACCGGCAAATACCAACATTGCTAATTCTGTTTGTATTCCAAAATTTGGATCATTAGGTCTGTATATGTTTAATGGTGTAAACACAGTTGAGTTATTAATAAATTCTCTCCACAGTGTTCTTTGTTCTGTTTTTAAGAAAGGTTTTACTCTTATGTTACTGTAAATTAACTGATTAGGTGTAGCAACAGAAATAGTAAAAGTTTTAGTTATAGCACTATAACCGTATTGGTCTTGTGCTTTTACTGTAAAGGTGTAAGTTTTATCAACACCTGTAGTATCGCCGTCAAACGTAGTTGCACCTGTAGTAAAATCAAAACTAGTAAGTCCTGGAATTATAATGTTGCCATCTTCGTCTAAAGTAGCGTATTGATTTACTTTTCCAATAATTTGACCATCTAGGTCAATACTTAAACCCGGCGGCAGTTGTCCGCTAGTAACTGTATAAAGTATAGTGTTGTTTTCAATATTTGAATTTGCTTTTACAGAAAGTGTTGAAACAAAATTAGCATTGATTGAACCTAGATCACTTGGGCTTTCCCATGATAAAACACTGTCGACTTCACCAAGTAAATCTATTGTAAATATTTTTGGTGTCTTTGCAAATTCTCCATTATCACCTATTTTTGTAGCAGTAACGGTAAATTTATAAGTTTTTGTAATAGCAGGTTGATAAGGAACTGATCCAAACACTTCAGCATTATTTTCATCAAATTCCATACCTGGAGGCAAGATACTTAATGTGCCAATTAAGAAATCAACATTGTCAGGAATAGTAACTTGTAATGGTTCGAAAATAGTCAGTCGATATTCATTATTTCCTAATGAAACAACGTTAGTAATTGTGTGAATAGTTGTTGCGTTTGCAATTAGTCCTGAAAATGTAAATCGTTGACCTATTAAAGGAATTGCAGTTGTTAATGTAGTAGTAACATAATACCCACCAATTACGTTATCAGTTGCAATTCTTTTTCTTGTTTTTGCTCGACAGTCTGCGTTTACTTGTTCTAAACTATAAATTACATTGTCAGTTTCATATGTATCTAAAATTAAAGTAATGTAGTTATTAGCTCTATATAAACCTAAATAACTTGAAGTGATCCAAGTTGGCGGTCTAAGATATGTTACGTCAGCTGTAAATAAAGGATTTCCATCTAACCAAACTGTGTTGTCAGCACGGAAAAAATCATCGCCTACTACAAATATTTTAAATGCTCTTTTAGAATAACTGTCTCCGTCCGTAACAGTTACAACAAATTCGTAAGTTCGATTAAGTTTTTTAGGTCTGTTTTGTTGTAGAGCAAAATCAAAAAATACACTGTCATAAACATAACTATCGTAGCCATTTGTTGGAACAAAAGCAAAATCGTATGCAACCGCATCATACCCACTGTTTGCGTAAGTGCCATCTCCATCTTCAGGTTTGATAGCTAATACTGGTTGAACAAAACCTACAATGCGGCCGTCATTAGTTAATATCAGTCCAGGAGGTAAAGCACCATCGTCTTTAGCAATAAAATAACTTAATTTTTGTCCAGTAGTTGTATCTTTATCAACAACTTGAAGTTGATAATCTACATAACTGCTATCCATAACAAAAAATTCTTGATTATCACCTATATCAATTAATCCAGCATCTGTAATAAATTCTGGTTTGTCTTCGCCTTCGATTGTGATTGTAAAAGTTCTGTCAGCAATAAGTCCATTTTTGCTAGCTCGTATACAAAAATGAAAATCTGTAAGTCTTGGAACTTCAAAAGCAGAACCCGAAATAACCCATTTGTTTATCGTAGTGTTGTAACTTAATCTAAATCCTGCTGGCAATTCTCCGGATATAACATTAAAATCAACACCAGTTTCGTTTTGAACAGGTAACAACAGTTCCAACATTTGTCGTTCACTAAATGCTACTCTAGATGCTATTCCTGATCCTGGAGTTACGTAAGTGAGATTTGTTACATTGTCGATAGCTTCTGGACCAGCTTCTAATCCTGTATTAGTTGCTGTAAATATTGTGCCTACAGAATTATAAGGTGCACCAATTTTTCTAAAATCAGTTGTCCCTACAGTTTGTATCACATATTGATACCCAACAATAAAACTACCTGATGAAACAGATACACCAGTTCCTACCTCTTGCCCAAAGTTCCAGCCTGTTGGCTTGGTCCAAACATTTAATGCCATATTATGCAATAGATCCAAAATCTAAATTTGTTCCTGAAGGATCGGTAACTGAGAATCCGCCGTAATCAGGTTGAACACCATTCATGTTTAATTCTATGCTAGGTGCATCGATAGTTCCAGTAGTTCCGTCGATAAATGAACCAAAATCAATTGATACTGAATTTGAATTTATCAAAAGTTCAATTAGAGCATTAGTGGTCCTAACATCAATTCCAAATACTGTGGTTTGTACATCTCCACCACCTACAGTCCCAATAGTAATATTATTACCATTAAGTTGTAAGTCTGCTGATAAACTAGGACTAGGATCATTTTCTAATAAAGATAACCCTTTTAAGTTTACAGTATCAGCAGTGTTAGTAATTTCAATAGAACCGTCTGTACTAGTTAAAGATTTAAATTCTAATTCTAAATTATCATTGTCTCTACGTTTAAAAATACCAGTACCAGAGCCAACGTTTTGTCCTGTAATAATTCCTAATGTTCCGCCTACTAGTTCAAAGTTAGCATTTACTTTTAAGAACGCGGTGCGTAAATCATCACCTGTTCCGTCGTTCGCGTAGTTACCTAAATTAATTGTTTGTATTGGCATAATCTTAGTCTCTTTTAATATTTACCGTTAATCGTATGACGAACCAAACTGTACAGCATGAACGCTAACTTGTAGGTCATACTGTGTTTGTACGTTAGTAGCGATTACTTCTATAGTACCTGAGCCACCACTAGTATAACCTGTTCTTTGAACTGTAAATGTTGCTAGCGGATTAGGACTAGTATAAGTTAATCCATACACACTCATCGAAGGTTCTGTATTAGAATTATAATTTGCAGCGATTATTGCTTCGCATACTTGTGTATGATCTACATTATCAACATTATCATCGAGACGAGTTTCAACCATAATTACTAATTTAAATCCTGTTTGCCATGCGTTAGCAGAAAATACAATTCCTGAAGTATCGGCTTCTACAGTTGTAATACCTTGGGTAACAGTTCGTGTAGTTCTTTGATGAATAGCACCACTTGTGTTATTTTCTCCACTAGAAAATGTTATAGGACCAGTAGCTGTGAATGATTGATCAAATGTAACAAATGTAAAACTTAAACCAACAGTTACATTAGTAATAGCAGCAGTCCCAACTATGCCACCACCAGTGGCAGTCCATGATGTAGTTACAGAATCAACAGCACCTCCAGATGCAAATTCTTTAGAATTTCCGCCTACTCCAGTAGACGTTGTTGCTGTAAAAGAAGAACTACCTCCTCCTGATGGCAAAGTTAAATTGCCGTCTGTGCCAAATGTCCATTGTCTGTTCCAGCCTGATCCGCCCGAACGTGTTAACGTAACCGTGCCACCATTCTTACCTATAGAAAATGTTGCGTTGTTGGCTGTAGAAGGATTGGGGTCAGAATTGGCAGTTTGTAGACTTACACTGGTAATCGCCGATATTCTATATGAACTACCTACAACTTCAATACCAGCATCAGTATAACTTTCTTCGCCTGGAGTCAGTGTCATCATACCTTGAGCATTTAGACTGTAAAGTATGTCGCTGCCGTCGTTGTTATCAATACTCAATTGGAAGGCGTTATTACCTATAGAAGCTGTATTACCACTTGCAGAATGTGTTAATGTATCGCCACTGCCACTTTCAACCCAACTTAATGCTCCGGCGCTAACAGTTAGAACTTTACCATTGTTACCTGTTAAAGCTGGTATTTGTATGTCATCGTTAGTTCTTGCGTACAGCTCGTCAAAGTTGTCGTTAACTTTTTCAAAAGCTGTACGTAACGGATCACCTGTACGATCATTTGGCGTGTTGCCGAGGAATATAGTTTGTTTAGCCATTATGCTCTCCCTACAGCAATTTGGATTACTCCTGCTTCGCCATAATCTTTATCTTCAAGAGCTTTACCAACTATAGCACCTAATGTTGGTGTATTTGCTTTGACAGCACAACCAGGTGTTGCTGATGTAGTCAGCATGTCTCCTTTCTTAACTCGTCCTACTACCCAACACGGTACCCGACCTGCTAGTGCAATACAAACTTTAATACCTTTCTGCTCGCTGTTCATAATGTAAGCAGGATTAGTTGTAACAACACCTGCCAAACGTGTATCGTTTTGGCTGTTGGTTGTAGTAACTTCCTTGTCTCCACCAAACACAAGAACTTGTCCAGGAGTATAATTTTGATCGCCTTCGTAGTACTCTGCTAAGTCAGCGTAAGTTGCTTGTAAACGACTTGAACCGCTTAATGACCAGTAACCTTGAATTGTACCACTAGTAGTATCTAAACCAGCAGAAAGTGTAGTTGATCTTAAAGTACCATTAGTACAATCAATTATACTAGAACTTGTAACACTCCAATTACCTGTAATACTACCTGTATTACTGCTTGAACCAGTAGTTAATGATGTTGATTTTAAAGTTCCGTTAGAAAAATCAACAGTTCCGTTAAATGTAGTTGTAGTGTTTGCACCACTTGTTCCAACACTAGATGCAAAATTAAATTGTCCTGGTGTATAGAACTGAACAGTATTTGTTGCTACGTTTTGATCTATGATCTTAGTTGTACTAATTTTTAACGATGTTGCGTTAATAGCACCACTGTTAATATTCAAGTCATTGTTGTTTGTTTTAACAATACTGTTACT